ACTTCTGCTATGCGAAGGGCGTATTCTTCCCAAGAAATCCTAGTATGGATCTTCATCAATGTTTATTTGTCTATATGTTATATCGTAATTGTGACGCTCTTTCATTATTTTTTTGAGAGCCTTGTTGAAGGCCTTTTCATAAGCGTTTTGATTACTTTCGTCCACTGTTCTCATAACAGTTTCAAACAACGCAGTGACCATGGCAGCAAGCGTAATTGGACACATTTCGCATTCTTTCAAAACCTTAACTGCTGGATTAAAGCCAATTACCCCTAATTCGAAGACAGATAGATATTCTTTAGGCGGATCTTTGTCCATTATAGTTGAATGGTTGGAGTAATTCTTTTAGACAATACATATCCGTTTGCTTCAGGACTAAATGTTACTACATAGGTAATGTCAGTGTCTCTCATTACTAATGCTCCATACACTCCTTTGTCAGTAACAACAAACCCAAACCCAGTATTGGGATGATTGTGTATTTCTCCAAAGCATTCAAAATGATACTTTTCTTTAAAGGCAGCTTTCGTAATAGTTCCTCTGAATACAGTACCATCAAGCATGTTAATTGTTATTTCTGTATCAGCTTGAGATTTGATTATTTCAGTAGGAAGCAAAATACCTGTATTAGTGGTCAGCGGATGATTGTTTAAACTTAATTTATATTGTGAATTGGCTTTTTCAATAGCAGAACATAAGGAAAGTGTTGCAAAAAAACAACAGACACAGATAGCGAAGAAACGTAATATCATATTAAAATAAAATACCATAAGGAGACTGAAACGTCAACCTTATGGTATTAAATTTGTAAAAAATACTACTATGCTCCAGTTCTTCTGGCTCCCCATGGAGTGGGCTGGACATATCCATTCTTAGTTCCGTCCGTAATCATAGCAAGAGCTGGATTAGTTGATCTAAAGGATAGAGCTCCGCTGTGAGGGGCTCCGCCATAAGCATAGTCAGATGCTCTCCAATATTGATATGCAATAGTCGCTTGAATGGTTTGCACTGAGCCCACGTCCTTGACGTCATAGTTGACATCTCCCAACCCTTGAACCCACACGCCAAACAGTGTATATGTTCTCACGGTATTCATTTGTTTGTCAAATAATTCCATGATTAACTTTGAACTTTCTCCAGGAACTCCATAAGTTCCAGTAGAAGTGGATTCATCAAATGTTTGAAATGTAGAAGCTTCAAGTGCTGCTCTAATATTATAATTTTGATCGCATCTAAACTGCACCTGATAACTGGTAGAGCCAGGATATTTTACGGTACCTGGAGTGTTAAAATCCAACCCCATGTATGTTACAGGGATATTGGTTATTTGTCTTCCGGGCAACGAAGCTGACTCTGCATAGGCAAAATGGTTCACATCAAACTCAATATTGCCAAATTGGACCAATCTGAATTGAAATAAACGAGCAAAGTCTCTATTTTGCGCTACCGTGTAGAATTGTTGAATTGGTGAAGCCATAATATTACTTAATCTCTAAGGTTAAATTAATTCGCTGAAGTTTTGCCCAGTACGTGTTGCAATAAAGTTCACAAGAATGAACTCTGCAGTTCTTACTGGCTTAATATAGATGTCAACCACTAACTCTCCGTTATCAATTGTATCTGGAGAATTATTTCGTTCGTCGCAAACAATTACGTAGTCATAAAGGCCTTCAGTATTCTTTGCATAGTTGAATATAGGAGAAAGAGTACTTAGAATTCTGTTACGTGTAATGCTTGTATTGGGCTCAAAAACAAAGTAACGTATAGTCTTGGATACTGCACGCTCTAGAGCCAAGAACAATCTGCGTACATTTAACCTATCAAAGGCGGTAGGCCTATTTTGCAAAGTTTTTTGGCCGTATATAGCATAACCGTCGCCGGCAAAGAATACTACTGGATTCACGGGAATGTCGTATAATCTATCTCTCTGCTTTTGGTTAGCGTTAAACGCAATATCGAGAGCATTAGCAAAACCTCCTCTGGTAAATCCTGCTGGAGCAGCCCAAGGATTTGCTGCTGCATCGCTTCTTGCAATTACAGCTCCTGCATAGGCAGAAAACGGTAGCCAGAATTTTCTGTTTGTAAACACGTCATTAACTTTTATCCAGTTACCATATGCTGTTGCATAATTTGAATCAAGAGAGTCAAATTGTTGCTTTAAAGGATTGTAGACGTGTTCAGTAAAGTTATTGCCAAGAACGTCCATAACTTTTGTATTTTTTCCGGAAACAAAATTTGAACGTATTGGATCTATAATTGCAATACAATCCTTACGAGCAGAATTTGCAAAGTCCTGCAATTGCAGAGCAACGGCAGTCCAGTTATCTAGAACTGAACCTTGGGCGGGATCTGCAACAGTTGCTGATAGAACGGGGGTTATTTCGTCATTGAAGTTGCCAAGTCCGCTGGCTGCGCTGTAAGCTGTATATGCATGAATTGTAGAAAGGCCTGCATCAACAATTACGTCAATTGTGTAAGTTTCTGTATTAGTGGCAAGTAGTATCCCTCTCTGCAATTTTAAAGGAACATTTCCGATCTGCTTTGACTGTTCAACTGCTCCTGTATTTGGAGCATACGTGCCAGCAGCATATAAAGCTTTTGCCTCATCTTTGATTTTGACTTGCTTGTATGTAAAGTCTCCTTCAAGACCACCTGTTGTCCAACCATAACTATTAATTGAAGGATGTATATAAATTTTTATGGAACCTGAAGCATTATTTACAAGATCTTCAATATAAGCTGTTTCGAGTACCCCTCCAACAGGACTTGCTTTCTTTTTGTTGTTGTCTAAAGACCCTAAATACTGTTCTACAGAGGCCAAAGAAAGCGCGTTGGGATCAGAGATTGAACTGCGAATTTTGTAAACCCCAAATGATAGATAATCTTTATATTCTTCTCCTTCGTAAGCACTAAATCCAACCTTTTCAAGAGTTTCTGAAATTGAGGTAACACCTCTATCAGACTCCAGTTTAGTAGCTGACAACCTGAAGTCTAACCGTTCAGGATTGATGTTGAAGTAATTACCGTAAGCTGTACTTGCACTTAAAGAGTTTAGAGAAGTCAAATTTCTGATTGACTCAAAATTAGCAGAAGCTGTTGGATCAGCGTCAGCATTTGTGGAAATGCCAACATAATATCCCTGACCAATTTCATCAACTGATGTCTGCAATGTATTCAGAATAAAAAACCCTGCACCGACTTCAACTTCTCCTGAAGTAGCAGCAGGATCATATAATGATGACAATTTACCAGTGTTAGTAAGAGATGTGGTTGAGTCTGATACGCTCTTCCAAGTATAGTTTCCGCGTAGCAAATCATTATACTGAGATAGATTTAACGTTACGTTGATTGGCTTTTGCACTTCCCAACCAAAAGACGTCGAAGACATTGGATAAAATAAAGCATTGTAAGAATTTGTCCATCCCGCGCCTCCTTCTCCGCCATAAGGCAAACGTATTGTATATACAGTAGCTGAAGTAGTTACAGCCTCCTTCATTGAGTAATACAAATACTTTTCAGCCATTGTTCCTGGCTGGCCAAAAACTTGCTCAAATTCGCTGATAGTCGTAATTAAAATTGGTTCGTTTGTAGGACCTTGAGACGCAAACCCAGGAATCAACAAAGTCGTTCCCGTGGGGGTTTGTACTCTCAGGGAAAGATCTTTTTCTCTAATTTCTACACCTGGAGATTGTATTGTTCTTGACATATAATGTTATTTATCTAATTATTAGTAATTTTTTTTCTTACATCCAATTGACTAAAGTGAAAAGTTGCTGACCCTTCCATTAGTGTTTGTCCTTCGCGATAGCTATATGTAATTCCTCCAAGAGAGGTTAAAAATGCCTTAGTGTATACAAATTCCAATGTAGGTTCGTTGTACTCATTAAGTGCTGTAATATTTATTGTTGTTTGATATTCAAATTGATCTCCCACCAAATAAGATACCTTATCCGTAGTAGACGAGCCTCCATAAAAATCGTTTATAGCTAAATTCATTATGTCGAGCCATCTCCAAAAAACATAATAGTTGTCATAACGGTTGTCAATTACATAGTTAATTGTTATTGGAGGATATGTTGGACGGGCATATGTGGACAAATGTAGATTTTGACCTTGAAATCTCATGTCCACTTCAGGCACAGTTATGTCGGGCACCACTGTGCCGTGCACGCTCATTAAAATGGGATTTACATTGATGCTTGGATCTTTTGCTGCCTCTTTTCTTAAAATAAACGGAAGTTCCATTGACAAATAAAATTTGTCTTTAGAAGACGTGTTTAGAGGAGATTGGGATGTGGGATTG